GTTTTCAACTGCTTGCTTTGCTTCTTTCTGACTGACGTTTAGTATCTGTGCTACCTTGGCATTACCTGCACCTAGTAGGAACGCATAGATGAAAGTCTTAGCCATATCTCTAGTGACATGTGACATACCCAGAGCCTTACGGTTCAGGTTATGTATGTCTGTCTCATCTTCCTTCTTGCCTGACACGATAGCGTGTACGTATTCCTCTGACTTCATCAGGTGTGCGAGTACACGTAACTGGATACCCTCAGCATCTGTGCCTACCAAGTAGCAGCCCTTGGGTACACACCATAGCTCACGTAGTTGACCATCGTATCTGTCCTTCACCTTCTCTACAGCAGTGACAGCATCACCATGAAACTGTGCAGGGATGTTAGCTTGGTTAGGGTTCCTGTGTGCCATCCTGCCTGTCCATGCACCAACGTGTGTAAAGCTGCCGTGAATACGTGAATCGTCACCACAATGCCCCAGCCACTCCACTAGTGAGGATCGCCTACCTTCAAGTGTCAACCACTCTGCTAGACGTTTGCCTCCTGCAGGTGCTGTCTCAGGCAGTGTGTTAAGGTTTGCCTCAGATAAAGTCCATCCGAACTTAGCAAACTTCTGTCCTCGTTCATCCATTTTGTTCCTCATGTTTTTCTAAATACCTAAGTGCTCTAGTCACACCTTCAATATCATCACCTAACTTTCCTATACCAGTGTTGCAAAAATGACACAGAAAGCCTCTGTACTTACCTGTCTTGTGGTCATGATCAAAGTGTAAGCTTTTAATTTTTCTTCCACAACAATGACATAAACCTGTATCTAAGTGTTCGTATTTCTTTCTTTCTTTTCTTCTCCACTCTCTCCCCTCATTACAACAAGCCATACATCTAGAATCTCTTGTTGTATTTGTTGGAGATTTGTGCCTTTTATGAAATCTATCTATAGGTTTTTCTACACTACATATCCTACAAACTCTTGTTTCAACGAAAAGTTCTAGCTGATTCTCTTTCATAATCAATATGGCCTTTCGTTTTCTCAAATGGTTTCCATCCTGCTTCCCATAGTCTTTCTATCCGCATCTTTGGTGAGGCAGGGTTGAACTCTATGAAGTCGTAGCACACTAGCTCAGGGTCTTGCTTTGACCAGTCTACTTGTGTCTTTGCGTGTTTCTTTTGTGCGTTGGTCACGTTACTGTACAGTGTACCGTCAGCTTTCTTTCTGTACTTGATACGATTGACTTCCTCTAGCTTGGGTGGGAAGTCCTCTTGGAAAGCATCTTCAAGGTGTGCTTTGCGTTGTTCTATCTCATCAAGTAACTCTTCAGCCTTAGCCTTGTTGAAGTAGAAGCCGTTGTCTGTCATGGTCTGACACAGTATTTGTATGTCATGCTCACATTTTATAGCCCACTCCCAATCAGGATCATGTATTACTTTCTTGAACTTATCGTACACTCTTAATGTAACTGTAACGTCCTGATGACAGTACTTGATCATCTCATCCGACAGCATCGAGAAGTCGGAGAAGTCCATCTTGAAGTTACCTAGCCTTATACCCCAAGCCTTGAGGCCATGCCCATGCTTGATGTCGAAGTCAACCAGTCTACTGACAATCAGTGTGTCAAGGACTGACTCCAAAGGTATCAAGTCTTTCTTTACAAGGCGATTAATAATAGGAACATCAAAACAGATTCCATTGTGAAATATAAACCTATCGTATCTGCTACAGTACTCAATGAATCTCTCCTTCTCTTCCTGTATTGTTGTTAGGTGAACGAAGTGTTCCTTTTCACCTGTCTCTACATCCTCTGCACAGATACACCAAATCTTTTCTGGTGTAAGTGATTCTGTTTCTATGTCCATAGCTACACTACGCATGGTCATCTTCTCCTGTAAACTCATACCATAATAGAACTAGCGTATTGAATATCCAGAAGATACTGCTAGTGATAGCTCTTCTTTGGCTCATCTCATGTTGTCTTTCCATGAAATAGAATATAGTCCTGACATGTACGTAGTGTAAGAATATGCCAAGAAAATAAATTACTGCTGCAAAGGCAGCGTATGGGTCAATATACTGCATACTTTTCTTTCAATGTAAAGGAGTCAGGGTCAAACTGTAGTTGCCCTGCGTATCCTGTTGGACCTACTGGTCTGTTCTTGGTTACTAATAGTTTGGTTGTGTTCCTCTCTTCTCTGTCCTCTGACATCTTGTCACGCTGTAGATCAACTACAACTGAGGCACGTTGCTCAATCATACGACAGTACTTTACCTGACCGTCATCGTTAGTGTGACCAATTGTCACAATACCTACACCCAACTCTGCTGCAAGCTTGGATAACCTGACTGACAGGTCAGCTAGGAACTGCTCCTTGCTATCCTCTGTACCTGCGTTGGCAGATATATCTTGGATAGGTTCGAAGAATACGTAGTTGACATCACATGCTTGAGACAGATACCTGATCTGTGACAATAAGTCAAGTGGATCATCCTCATCATTGAGGAAGAACTGGTATAGCCTCTCGTCTTTGGTCAGCTTGGTGATAGCTTCTTGTACTAGATCGTCAGCGTTCTTGTCTTCGATCAAGTCCTTGCGTGTCAGGTTGTCGTTCAACTCATAGGATACCAAGCCAAGGATAGACCGTAGCTTAGTCTCTTCCATGTGCCACGTAGCTATCTTGATGTCAGGGTATTGACTGAGTATCCTGTACTCAAGGTAACGCATGAACTCTGTCTTGCCTATACCTGTCTGTGCTTTGAACAGTGTGAAGTGCCCTTGCATCAGGCCAAGACACATCTCATCGAACTCCTGCACACCTGTCTCCACATACACATGGTTCTCTGACTTGTTGTACAAGCCAAGGAATTGATCAGGTGTATTCAGTATGTTAGCAGGTGTATACTTTCTAGCATTGAACCATGCAGACTTGAATGTCTTGGCATGACCCTCTTGCAAGAACTCATTGGCGTCCTTGTACTTGTCAAGCTCCATGCGATAGACCTTGTTAGGGTACAGGCTTGCAATCTTTGCAGCTACTGAGTTACCTTGGTCATCGTGTTCGATAGACAATACTATCTTGTCAAATGAACTCAGGAACTTGTTTATCTTTTCCCATAGCTTGTGCGATGGTGTCGATGATGGCAATGACACAACAGGGTTGTCGAACTTAGGGTTGTGTAGCATCTGGTATGCTGACATAGCATCTAGCTCACCCTCTGTGATAGTAATGATCTTGCTTGTGCCACTGTTCCATAGGTTCATACCAAACAACTCATCAGTCTTTAGATTCCTAGCACTGAATGTCTTTGGTAGTTGTCTGACCTTCACACCACCCGAAGGGTAGATGTACTCTTGGCGTACTGGTTCACCCTTGCCATCTATGAAAGTCTTACAGTCGTAGAACTCCATAGTTTCTTTGGTGATGCCACGGTATGCCATGTGCATAGGCTTGACAAACTCCGTGACATTTGATTGTTCTTGTTGTTGCATATCCCAAGATTCCTTGCTGCTTTGATATGTTGGATACTCTTCTTCTGCCCAATTGTCAAGGTCTCTCATTTGTTTTGGGTAAGACCTGTTGCAAGAATGACACTTACCTGCCATAGTTTCTGTGTTGTATGAGAACGCATCACTGCTATCGCAGTCAGCAGCAGGACATTCTTTGTGGCTTATCCAAGTCATTAATTATCTTCTCCAGTATTCTCAAACTGATGGTGAAGACCCCAATAAGCTGAGTCTAGTTTACCTAACTGAGGTACAGATATCTCATAGCTTTGGTGCATAGTACTTACAGCGTCTTTTATGACCTCTATTGCTTCTTTTATAGCTTCTAGTTGACCATCAGTTAGTTGGCTCATACCATTTCTTTTGTCCTCTTGTTTTTTTCTGTACTGTATTTCCCATTCTTCCATATCAATACTCCTCTGTTGCAAGAACTGGTTCTTCTGCTAGGCCACAGAAACATTCCTTCTCCTTCAACTCAGCAATCCTTTTGTATGCTGCTTGTAGTTGTGCTTGTAGCTCTAACACATTTCGTTCTATCAAATCTATTTTATCTGACATTTCTAAGATTATCTTACGATTCTTCTCAGCTTCCATCTCATCAGGTAGCACCATCATCCTCCTCTAGTATAAACCTAAAGTAATAGTTGTGTTCATCCTCTATGTCTTCAAGTACCCAATCAACTGGCTTGTCCTTGACTACTTCTCTCAACATAGCTATCAGGTCTTCCTTTGTCAACCTTCCACTCCTCTACTTCTGTTACATAATAATCCTCACCAAGCTGATCAACGATCTGTCCTACACTGTACGCCTTGATGTATAGGGTCTTGTATACACTGCTCCTTAGATCAGTCTTGAGTTGCACTTGATAGTTCTTCATCATTGTCTTGTGTCCACTTCTAGACAGGCAAGCATCTCTGAACTGGTACTGACTAGCACTACAGCTTCCTTGAGTGCTGCCTGACAGTCTGTTTCTTTAGTGAACGTGCCTAGTTGATAGTGTTCTACACCTTGGCTAGTCACTAGCTGCATCCATATTAATATCCACATCATTTGTTTTTCCTCTTGACAAATCAGAAAATGTTGGTATACTAGGGCTGTCCTTTGGACAGGGTACTATTAGAAATTAGGATACCAAAGCTCACCTTCATCCATGTCTCTTTTTATTTGTTCCTTCTCAGGTAAGTATAACTCTACTACGTCATCCTCACCCATCCATTCAGCATCATCAATGATTCTTGATATATCATTGTAGTACTGTTCTATGGGTACAACCTTAGCTGTACCCTGAGTTTGTTTGTTGTTCATTAATTATCCTTTTTGTTTTCTGACGTTAGTGTCAGATAG